AGTGCCATGTTAAGACGTATTGCAGAATCAGTAAGTGTATCTGAAACAAGATTGAGAGTTAGAGGAATGTTGAGAATAATCAACAACTCATTAAGTGTATCTGAATCAATTATCAGATTAAGAGGAATATTCAGAATAATCAACAACACACTTTCAGTATCAGAGTCCATTATTAAATTAAGAGTATTGGGAAGAATGGTTAACGAATCTGTATCGGTTCAAACCTTTAGAGAAAAGATTAGAGTCTTAAAGAGAATATTGAATGAGAGTATCAGTATATCTGAAACAAGAATTAGAATTAGAGAAATCTTAAAGAGAATCAATGAAACTATTGAGTATGCTGAAACAAGAATTGTGGTAAGAGGTCTATTCAGAGTAATTAACAACACAGTTCAGGCAAGTGAATCTATCATTAGATTGAGAGGTCTATTTAGAATTATTAATAACTCTATTAGTGTATCAGAAACAATTAAGAACTTTAGACATATAATTCCAAAGATTAATGAAACAATTCAATATGCTGAAATTAAATACAAGGCTATGGGTAAGGTATATGTAATAACTGAATCAATATCAATTCAAACATTTAGACAAAAGATTAGAACTCTATTAAGAGTGGTTAATGAGAGCATAAGTCTATTGCACGTAATAGTTAAGAAACTACAAGATGGAGCTGTTTACCAATCTCAAACCATGAGTAATTATTGGACTTCTGAATCTGAATCATGTGATGATTCATCTAATTCCACAGGCACAGGCATAAGTAGTGAAAGTGAGTCATGTGAGAATACTTCACAAAATATAAGTAGTGGAGACACAGAAGAGAGTGTGGAAGGTGGAACATAGATGAGCATGAATATGGTAGGCAGATCAACGGAATTTAGAGTAAAAGCTGGTAGCCGAACTACTTTACAATTAACTATTACAGATGATGCTGGAACTGCAAGAAATCTAACAAACACTGTTACATATGCCACAGGTAAATGGAAGGTATGGAAACCTAATGGAACTCTTCTCATTAATGGTAATATTACATACACAACAAGAGCAAGTGGACTTGTGAGTTATACACTAACCTCATCAGATACAGCAATAGCAAATGCTGGAAATTGGGCTGGTGAAGTGGAATTAAAAGACAGTAGTGGTGAAATATCAGAACAAACGAAAACTTTTAACTTTGTAATTGAGGAATCATACTAATGGTAGATATAAAAATAGTTGCAAGTGGAACTTGTGCAGAATGTGGTCACTCTCAAAAAGATCATGAGGGAAACACAATTTGTGATGTAGAAGGTTGCGATTGTACAAACATTGGAAGTTATTGAATAGAGTTATATAATAGAGTGTAATAGATACTCTATGATAAAGCTAGAGGATATTAACAACAAAATCTATTTTGAGTTTAGACGAGCTCAAATGGAAGCTATGAAAACTGAAAGATTAGGTCAAATTCATGTATCTGATGTCATAAAACCATGTATGAGAAATGTGATCTATGGTAAAGTTTTACCAAAAACAGGTATGAATACAGAAGACACAAAATCACTATATTTTGGTCAGGTTGTTCATAATAATTCCGAAATAGCAAAAGGAGATAACCATGAAAAGTTTTTAGCATATGATTATGTAAGAGATGAACCTTTAACAAGAGAAGAAGCTTTAAAAATACCAGATGATGATCCAAGACAACTTGATATCATTTATGGTAGTATTGATGATTTAATGAAAGTTGGTGAAAAATGGGTTATTTGTGATAAAAAAACTACTGGTAGTATTGATTATTTTAGTAGAGCAACATCTAAAGTAAGTGATTCACATAGAGATCAAATAAACAGATATAGAGTTCTTTTAAAAAAATGCTATAATATAGATGCAGAATTTGGTTCTGTTGTTTACATATCAAATAAAATTGAAAAGGATAAAAGAGACAAACCTATTGTGATTTCTTTCAAATTAAGACCTATTGAAGAAACATTGACAGATATGATTAACAAAGCGAATATAGTAAAAACTGCACTTTCGGAAAAAATTTTACCTGAGAGGACAAAATGTTTTCTTTGTGATGGAATGTGTCCATATGCATCTCTTTGCTTTGAAGATAATAGAGCAAAATGGGATGAAGAACTGTGAGTGAAATTAGATACATATCACCTCAATGTAAAACACATGACCATGTAGATTGTAAAAAAATGCAAATAGGATCTCCACTTAAATGTGAGTGTCTTTGTCATAAAATTGTCGGTGAGTAAACTTTAATAAGTAATAAATTAACTGTTATATAATGGATGATAGTCATGATTTATTCAAAATTAAGTCAATAGATGGAAAAGATGTTGTTAGTGCAGATAAAAGAAAACTAATTAGTCCTTTTAATTCAACGAAGCATTTTAAAGCAGCCAATATACCAGCATTATGTGATCAATGTGTTTACAGATCAGTTGCAGATGGTGGAAATGGTAAATGCCCAAAATATGAAGCTGGTGCTGTTTGTGCAATTAGAGAAGATTTTCTAAAATTCATAAATGAGTTAGATACAAGAGACCCAGAAGATGTAAAAGCCATGATGGATATGTTGGCAAAGATATCATTTGAAAATGTCTTAATGGCATTGACACAAGCCAAGATGGATGGAAATATACCTGATAGAAACACAAAATCAGAAATAAAAACATTGTTGGATATTGTTAAATCTATTAATGACTTAAACAGTAAAATTACTATTACAGAGCAAAAAGAGTATAACAAAGAAGGAGATATTGCAAATATTTTCAAACAGATTAAAGCACAGAAGAGTGGTAAATAATGTGGGGAGATTTAGGATTTACACTCATTTGTATGGCTTATTTCTTTGGTGGTATAACCATAGGGTATTACATACCAAAATGGAGAAAATCCAGAAAACCAAGAGGTGAAGGAAGATGGGATTAGGAGATATCATTAAAGGTATATGGGATGATCCAGATTGGGAATTACCTGATGAAAATGAGCTAACAAAAGAAATAGAAAGATTGGAAAAAGAGATTAAAAAAATGCCAAAAAAATCCAGAGAACGTACAAAAGCTACTTACACCCAAGCCAATATGATGCAAATATTACGACTTGTTCTTCATAGGAAAAAACTAACTAAATATAGACCAGATGCTCAAGGAAAATGGGTATGGATTCCAGAAGAAGAATATGAGGGGAGAAAGTATGAGTGATGGATGCTGTATGTATTGTGGACATTGTGATGATGAAGTTATTGAAATGATGACAGAATGTAAGTGTCATTGTCATTCTAGAGGTGGTAATACCTCATGACGAGACCTACAACAGAAGAAGTAGAAGAGAGAGAACAATTCATGCAAACTGTAGCTGACTGTGCTACAAATCCAAGTAAATTTAGTGAAGTTTTCTTAGATCATAAACTTTTTGATTATAACCAAAAATATGTAAATTGTAATGATAGATTCATAGTTTATCGTAGTGGAAGACAGGTTGGTAAAACCATGTCAACTGCTGTAAAAACAATACATTTTGCTTTCTTTGCTCCGTTGATGTTAGAAACTGTAAAAAATGAATGTATAATAGTAATCGCAGCACCTACACAAAATCAGGCTACAATCATGTTCGATAGAATAAGAAGCTTGATTGTCAATAATGAATTTTTGAAAGGTATGATTGTTAGAAACACACAAAGTGAAATGTGGGTGAGTTTCTTAGACGGAAGAGGTATGTCAAAGATAATTACAAGAGCAACAGGTGAGACAGGTACATCACTGAGAGGTTATTCACCACATTGTATAATTGCTGACGAATGTTCTTTCATTAAAACAAGTATTCTTAAAGCATTTCTACCTTCTGGTATGGCTACCCATGCTAGAGTATGGCTTACATCTACACCGTTTTCAAAATCAGGGTATTTCTATGAAGCTTGTATGAATTCAAAACCAAGTAATCCAGATGGAATGTGGAGAGAATTTCATGTAAAATCAACAGATTCACCATTAATTCAAGAAGATCCTACTTTTGTAGAAGAAATTAAAAAA